ATGATGCACAAGAATACGCCCGTAATCGCCAAGCAGAATACCCATCCCTTAACGACCTAACTGTAGCCCTATGGGAAGGTGTAGTAGAGGAGCGCATGGCATCAATAATGGAACTAGAAGAAAAACGCCAGGCAGTGAAGGCGAAGCATCCTAAACCCTAATGGCTCTTATCCCTGTTGACAATGTAGGACAAATAGGAATTGTCAAGGATATAAACCCTTGGCAACTGCCCCCTAATGTCTGGTCAGATGGGAATAATGTAAGGGTAGAACATGGGGCTATAGTAAAGTCTCCGGGGTATGCTGAGGTCATGGCTACCTGTCCTGTTACCCCATATCATATTGTTCAGTTAAAATATGGTACTGAGGCATATTGGGTAATAGCCAGCCTGACATCTATACGGGTATATAAAACCAGTAATGATACTTGGTATGATATAACTCGATCATCAGGAGTTTATGCTGCTACTGCTGACGAAGGTTGGACATCTACTGTTTTGGGTGGTGTTCTTGTGATGTCAAATGGATTTGACCAACCACAGTTTTGGGCATTGGCTTCTGGAATACCATCTACGTCTACGCTAATGGCTGATCTAACGAACTGGGCTGCTGGTGCTGGCTCAAATCATTATCCAGTATCTGTAAGAGCGTTTCGGTCTTTCCTGATTGCCCTTAATCTGACTGAAGCTGGGACATCCATACCCCAGAAAGTAAAGTGGTCTACAGAAGCCGCAACTCAAGCAGTACCCGCGTCATGGGACGAAACTAGTGCTATAGTTGATGCCGGTGAATATGAATTAGCGGATACAAAGGGGGTCATATTAGATGGCCTTCCTCTTGGCGACACCTTTATGATTTATAAGGATGATTCCATCTATAGTATGTCCTATGTTGGAACTCCTTTTATATTCGCCTTCCGTCAACTATCACCCTCAGTTGGCGCTCTCGCAAAGAACTGCGTTGCTGAGTTTGATGGCGGTCATTTTATACTGGGTAATGGTGATGTCTATATCAACGATGGACAAAGAGTACAATCAATATTACCACATAAAATAAGAGATTATATATTTAGTGAGATAGATGGTACTAAGTTTGAGCGTTCTTTTGTAGTAGCTGATTATGGGAATACTGAGATGTGGGCTTGCTTTCCTACACCCGGTACAAGCGGGCAATGCAATAAAGCAGTTGTTTGGAACTGGACAAATAAAGCCTTCACAATCCGTGATATACCAGATTTAGCCCATATTGGATATGGCACGGTAGATGATCCAAACGCATTTACAACATGGGCGGCAGCGATACCTACATGGAGTAGTGCATTGGGTACTTGGACGGAAACATGGTCACAGTCTGAGAATGTATTGGTTATGGCTTCCCCCACAGATACAAAACTTTATAGAAATGCTTCCGGGAATAGGGAAGATACCACAGATATGACATCGTTTATATCTAGAACTGGTATGGCTATGGGCGCACAGCAACAGAATGATCAGTCCATGGTAAAACGTATAAAAGCTATCTGGCCTAAGATGGAAGTAACCGGGTCTGGCAATACAGTTAATGTTTATGTTGGAACCCAGAACTCTACTGAAGAGGCAGTCTCTTGGTCATCCGCTATTACGTTTAATCCAGATACTCAATCTAAAGTATCAGTGAGAAAAAGCGGTAAACTTTATGGTGTAAAGTTTGAGTCTACTGGAGACTTTGATTGGAGACTAGATGGATATGAGATTGAGCTAGATGATGCCGGAAGGAGAGGCTCCAGGAGTTACTAATGGCTACCTATAAAGATAGGGTAGTAAAGTCTGTAACGCATTATCAGCCCGGTCCTCTTCCATTAGATAGTGAGGACTTCGGAGTATATGTTGTTGATGAGCTTAAAAGATTAGGTAACATACTCTTTAATCAAGCAACCTTCAGACTTGAAAGAACTCACATACCTCCTGATAAACCAAGGGGTGGTGATATAAGATATGCAGATGGTTCAGACTGGAACCCTGGTGCTACAGGTGAGGGGATTTACTTCTACAATGAAACTACTGGGGCATGGGTAAAACTTTGAAAGCTCAGATCGTAGAGCCTGAAGATATTGCATACATTTGGGATAAGGTAGCACCTCTTCTTGAAATGGTAAAGGAACATAGTGAGGGTGAGGCAGAGCCTGATGACTTCTTAGAAGCCCTAACCCATGGTGATATGCAATTATGGATAGCGACAGAAGATAAAGAGATGCACTCCGCTATGATTACGCAGATAGTAACTTACCCACAAAAACAAATACTTAGGGTGATATCTATAGCTGGCTCTGACTTCAAAAGACTTTATGAATTTAATGATATGATAGAATCTTTCGCAATAAGATCGGGATGTTCTGGCATGGAACTATGGGGTAGAAAGGGCTGGAAGAAACTACTTCCCGATTGGGAATCAAATTACATAGTTTATACTAAAGACTTAAAACATAGGATGCAATAATGGCGACACCTGATTATCTGAATTACATTTTAAATAATCCCGGTTTGAGGGAAAGTGCTGAGGCTATGGGTTACACCCAGCAGGAAATGATAGACATGGGGGATTGGCATTGGAATACCTATGGACAGGCAGAGTTTGAGGAGGGTGGTAGATTAAATACCCCTTATGAGACTCAGCTACCCGGGGAAAGAACAGCACAACCAAATGTTAATGATATAGCTAATTTTGAAGCATCCGTCCGTCGAGGTGATCCATCAGCGATGTGGACGGCGAGGACGGACCTAGAACCCACCTGGGATGTTGGTTCATTCTCTGGTGATGATTGGAATTTTGATCCAGACAATCCTTATGGGTCTGGAATCCTCGGTAATACCATAGCTGTAGATACGGGTGTAGGTCAGATATATGATACCGGAGATAATCTATTTGTACAAGATAGATATAATACTGGTTCACAAGCAAATGATTTCTTAGATAGTTGGGTAACAGAGGGAGACTGGACTGGCCCAGATTGGGGCGCGAACTATTGGGATGTATTAACCACTGCTGAAAGAGATGCGGCTGGTGATCTTAGGGCAACAATACCTAGAGCATCCACTGGTTGGGATACTTCTGTAGACAATACGACTACAACGGGTGGTACGACTACAACGGGTGGTACGACTACAACGGGTGGTGCAGCGGGTGCTATGGATTTATCAGCTTATAGACCGTGGACGCAGAATTATTGGGACCAGTATGTTCCCGAAGCCTCTCAAGGTTTGCTAAAAATGAATAAACCTCAGAGGGATTATGGAATTGCTTACCTCCCTGGAGAAATGCGTGATCCTGTTGTGTGGGGTCAATGGGCCGATGATCATAAGGGACATATCCCCGGTGGTGGTTGGAGATTCACACCAGAATCATATAAGACGCAGACTGGGCCAAGGGCCGGTAAATTAGCGCCTTGGAGATTTACATCTGGAGCTGCACAAGCATCAAATATATATAACAACCCATGGACTGCGGCAAGTATGAACTTAAATAAATCACAGGGTGCTGGTTGGCAGGGATTTCTAAGCGGTCTAGGAAAAACCCCAGCTATAGATACCACAACCAAAACGCTTTTAGGAGTTTAATATGAGTGGCGGAATAACAACAGGTATGACTGAAGCTGGCCCATGGGAAGCTCAAGCTGCCCCATTAAAGAGGGGTATGGCAAGGGCGGAATCTCTTTATCAGGCAGGTCCAGCCCCCTATTTTCCCGGAAAAACTCTAGCCGGTTTTGACCCAGCCCAGCAGGCCGCGCAGGCGGCTACCATGGGTTATGCATTAGGCCCACGACCAGCGGCTCAACAGGCTATGGCTGAACAGCAGATGGGAAGAACCTATGACTGGGCTGCTCAAATACCAGAAATGGCACAACAGGGCTTAAAGGCGGTTGGTCCTAACCTACAAAGTATGATGGGTGGAGATGTGGATTATGGCTCTGGAGCCTTTGATAAGATGGCAACAGCATATAAGGATCAGGTTGAAAGCCAGCTTACTGGCACAGGTGGCGCGTTAGCTAACATAAGAAGCGGTCTTGTTAATTATGGTCAAGCTGGTGGTAGCACCCGCGGAGATATATTACAGCAAGAAGCTATAGTAGATGCTGTGAATAAGGGCTTGGCCCTGCCTCTTGCTCAACAGTATGGTCAGGCTTATCAGCAGGGTCAGGCTGGTAGACTTCCAGCGGCTCAGGCTATACAGCAGGGCTATGGGGGTATAGGTAGCGCTTATGGTCAGGCTGCTCAGACTGGTCTAGCGGGGATGCAACAGTACCCCGGCATCATGGCGGCTCCAATGGCTATGTATGGCGCTATGGGCGATGTAGGAGCACAGAGAAGGGCATTGGCTCAAGAGTCAATCAATCAGGCTATGACCAAGTACGACTACGGTGCTAACGCAGGACAGACGGCACTACAGAACTTCATGGCTGGTATCTCTGGCGAGTATGGTGGTGTACAGAGGCAGACACCTAGCGCATTACAGTCTATGGGTCAGCTTGGTTCGGCCCTAACTGGAATGCTTGGTACATAATAATGGGTAATGAATTACTTAAATTATTTGGATGGGATCAAGATGAGGATGAATTTGATAAAATATTAAAAGCTAGATTTGTGGATGATGAGAAAATGTACAATAAAATAAAAGGGGATACAACCCTTTACAATACCTTAAAATCTACAGAACAGTCTAGAGGTCTAGCTAAGAGGCAAAAGTTATTTGACGTAGCGGCTACAGGTGGCGCGTCTAGTGGTGGTCCTGCAATATCCCTATCCGGTGAGTCTGGTATTGGTTATGCTGACCAAAGAGATATTACAAAAACATTTCCCGGAGCTATGTCAAAAGAGGAAGAGGAATATCAGAAGATGCTACGAGCGCGCGTGGGTCCATCACCTGGATTATTTAAATGGTAAATTAATATGGCAGAAAATCTTTTTAGTGTAGGCACTCGCTTATCAGCAGATGAGTATCTTAAAATTATCTCCTTTATGAATAAAAGGGAGATGGATGATAATCGTTTGATTCGTGGGCTGGGCACTTTAACGGGTGTAAGCACTACAGATTTACCATCATCTGGATTAGAAACCACTCTACGCAGATACAGTACAGCCAATGATGAAGAGATCACTGGTAAGATTATCTATGGTATGGCTGATAAAGATTTTAAAACCGAAAAGGAATATGTCATAGAATATAAGCGAAGGAGTTATCCGCCTCTGTTTATGGAGAAGACTTTAGCTGAGTGGCGTAGGACTATGGGTAGGAAAGAGTCTGCCGCCTCTGCTGGGTATGCTAAGGATACTGCCGCCCAGGCTAGAAAGAT